TTTTTTTTTTTTTATAAGAATTATTTTGGGACGCTCCTAAACTAGGACGTCCAGTGTGGATCGCGTAACACTATGCGCTGTCAATGGGCCTCACAGGTGACAGACGCTGCACAACAAGATTCCGTATCTATAGAACATAGAACGGGCTAGCATACAACCTTCCTGCAGAAAAATCGTCTCCGCAAGCGCGGAGGAGGGTGAGTTCGAGGGTGTCGGCGTGGGGTGGGAAGCCGATCCAAATTCCCCAAGTTCCGTCCGTATTGATAGGGTACGTGCAATAGGTTCTTGCAGCGTCACCAAACGTGGCGAAATAACTAGGATTGGGGTCAAAGGTGGCAACCGATTGGTACGGTACGGCAAACTCGATGAGATTGTTGAGGGTGGATTCGAAATACAGATCAGTGCCGTCTGAACGGGAGACAAAACAGGCACCGAGGGTCTGTGGGATAACCATTTTGTATTCTTCACTACCTCGAGTGAACAAATATTTCGATTTGATCACAGCTAAGACATCAGCAAGGACTGAGGAAGCAGCTGGGGAGTTCGTTCCAACATTGAGTCGGAACGGCATGAAATGCAAATCGGTTTCTAAGTTGGAGTAACCCAACATAAGGGCGGGTGCATACCGTTTGCAAATCTCACGGAACGAGACTATATCGGATTCGGCATTGAGACCTTCCAATTTAATCGAGGTTCCTCCCAGGATGGCTCCTTGGGCAGACTTGTTGGTCGGGGGAACATAGAATCGCGAGGAGCGGATTCTCTTCACAACATCCAGTGTAGGAGTGACATGGGAAGCCGTATAATTGGCCACCACTGAGGAATTCAATCCTACAAATTGGAGGTCTTCACAACCACTTTTCCAGACATGAATATCTGAATCGACAGCAGGTGGGGACATACACCACAGTTGCACATAGCAAGCTGCAGAGTTGAACACGTTACTGTTGGCTGAGGGGCGGGGACACGGCAGATATGGCGTGGGGGCTAGGAACGGAGCCACTATTTCTAGGGACGCAGAACCTTCAACGTCAATAATCTGGTTGGGCACATCGGGATTCCAAGTGATCAACTGTGTGGGAGAGTAAGACACGATATAACGCGCCTTACGGAGAGTACTTCCAGGAATCATGAAGCGGTACTTTATCGAACCGCGCCACAAATGGAAAAATGTGGCAACGAAACCGAGGTGAGCAGGCAGAACAGCCGTGCCTCCTGCAGTCGCGGACCAAAACGCTGGTGTGGCAGGGAACGTAGCCAACAGCTGCATGGGGGTAGTGGCGGATGTGGCCGTGATGGTAGCTAAATAAGACTCACGAGTGGCAACGTACTTAAGATCAAGTTCGTCCATGTGAGAGCTAACCAAGGCGGGTTCATTCGAAACGTACTCCTCATCGCTGGTTGACAGGTTATGAGACGCTGAAACACCATGTAAGGATGCAGATTCTGGGAAGTAGGAGCGGAAAACCGGTTGGTTGGCAGCTAGGGACAAGGGCTTTGATAATCCAAAGAACCCGGCTATGCCACCAACAGCGGCAGCGCCCCATCTCACCACATCAGTTAGACCACCTAGAGACGTGACCTTTGAGACTGAATCAGCAATTTTACCAACAAATTCGGCGCCTTTCTGGACGCTTCCTTTCTCGGCTTTCTTCGCTGCTTCTTCTGCTGGACCTTGGGCGGATAACCATGGGGTCAAGATAAGGACAGAGCCTGTAGTGGTGATTGTGGGGAGGGCGGGTGTGGGCTGTGGTGCAGAGGGACCGAACGCTTTGAAGTTGTAGAACGAGGCTTCAAGAGCGAAGGGAGCACTCACAGATGTTCCGGGGGTGATGTCGTTTGCAAGGGCTGTGAGGGGCATACAGATAATATACCCTAGATCGGAATAGCGGGGATTTGCATTGTCCACTGCATCGGCAGTGTAGGTGAATGGAATTTCCAGGGTAGCGGCGGCTCGTGTGGAGGCGTCACAAACAGTGTACAAACCTTCCAGAATGGACTGGAACGTGGTGTCTGAGGACTCAGAACCAGGAACGTACGCAAGGAGAAGGGCTCCAGCGTAGTTGGCAGGGCATGAAGGGGTCATGTGTACCTTGATTGATTGCCATCGAGCGTATCTGAAATTGTCGAGTCCATACTTCGTGAAGTTCGTGGAGAGGAGCCATTGGGCGATATTCAAGCGGAACAGGATAGAACCGCGAGTTTTCGCAGAGGACCAGACTCCATTAGGAATCACAGATTGGGTACGATCAACAAGACCTACGGGTGTGTCGTCAGGGAACGGGTTATGGGCGAGGGAGTCGCGGGTGGGGACAACGGTAGTACCAACTGCGGGGGAGTCAGTATGACCTTGGCCATACACGATCATATCACCAGGAACGGGAGTATCTGGGGAGACAATGTTAGTCTCAACGGAGGCGAGATTTTTCTTATCATCGGCGATGCAAAATACTGCTCATGTTTGGGCATCATTCACATGGCAGGGGGCAATTTATGTTCTTTGTCAATTGAGGAACTACAGTCGCGTGGAAACTTGACTTAAGACTCATGGGCACGCCTTACGAGGCGCAGGGACGGATGCTGGACAACAAATCCTCGTACGTAGGGGACGCAAAAGGAGGGAAGTTGCACTCAGCACAGACACGTTGAATATCTGTGTACATCTGTGAGTGTACGGTCTGGCCGTAGGGAACGGATTCGCGCAGCATAGCTTCAAACATTGAGAAGTACGTGGTGGTGTTCATACGCTTCTTGTCGGCGTAGTTGGGGATGTCGTAGATGAGGTCTAGATCGAGGGCGAGCATTGGAATGCCGGATCCAGTCTCAACATGTCTTTTGAGGAAATTGGCATCAGCAACTGTCGAATGAGCAAGAGTCGTAGCGGTTTTGGCAGCATAGGTTGCTTCCAAACCGACTAGCTTGTAGGCTTCGATGAGGGCTTCATAGGTCCAGAAATCAAATTTCGGTCCGGAGAATGAGCAATCGTCACCATAAACAAGGTAGTAGAACTCTTTGAACCACTGCTTGGGATAGTAGGGCTTCCCAGCTCTCTTCGCAACATAGCAGTAGACGGCGCAGGAGGAGGCAGCATTGACGCCACCATTCCAGGGGGTTGTGGTAAATTTTCCAGATGGCGACCACACGCCAGGGACGGTGTAAATCACGTGTCCAACGATATGAACCGAATGGTAATCGATTTCAGCTAAGCGCGTTCGCGCACGGTTGTCCACATGATGAGGATCAGGGTTGTACCAGGAGCAAATTGAGGCACAATGGAGTTCTGAGGAACGGCTCCAAACTTGAGTGGTATCATATTTGGAGTAATCGAAAAACCAGTGGGCTAGTTCATCGTTGTACCAGACTTTCATCAGGCGGGTTCCTTCATTGGACCATGTGTCAATACCACAGGCATTTCCCTTTCCGTCACCAATTCGTCGAGTGTAGTCAGTCGCGGCTACCCAAACACCAAAGTACATGCGGTCAACAATAACTTTGTGAACGGGGCTTGCGTTAAAGACACGGGCACGATCGACTTTTTCTGGGAGAAGGAGTTCATCCTTGAGGGTATCAGTGTAGATAACATTGTGGGTATCTCTTCTGTATTCAATGTAATCGATAAGGTCATCGATCATTTGTTGAAGATAGGGACCGGGCATATATTTTCCATCACTGTCACGAACAAAGAGGCTCTCCTTTCCTGAGGTATAGCCAGGAAGCTTGGTGAATGGATATCCGGGGGACGTCTTCATGTCGAGGGGCTCGAGGACGCCGGGGACACCATTGATAGCTTCGAAAAGAGTCAACTTGCGTCGAGTCATTCCAGGTGGCGCTCTCAGATCTCTGTACAAGTATTTGTAGGCTTCACCGAGTAATGGATAAATCTCATCATCGATGTAACGCATTTGAACTTTCTTCATGAACACGTTGTACGGGGAAGGTTTTCCTGGTTGGGGGCGGAGGTGGGCAGGGAGTCGGTGAGGAACACGGAATTTGCCATACATTGGGGTCTTGCGGAGTGCAGTTTTGTTTGGGAGGGAGCTTGATAACTTAGCCTCACCAAGAACAACAGCAACTTCGGGGAGCTCGTAATGATGGTCAACAGTGGTGCTTTTCAGGAAGACAGGGTCTAGTCCACACTGGGCCTCTTTGGATTGGGCGAAACTCTGGGCTTCGCGGTGATTTTTGGGAATGGGAATGGAACTTCGCAATTCGGTCAGCAATTCTTGGGACACTAGGGTCACGTCGGAGGTTTGTTCATCTCCAGCGCAGTGTATACCCATGATATTGCGAGGACCAAGTGCGACGTTATAGCAGAACGCTAATTCACCACAGTCACCACGGTTTCCAGGGATGGGGAGGCTCAGTCCAATGGGAAGATAGATGTTGTCAAAAGGATCATGGAAGTTGAGTACTTTGATGGTTGGATGGTCATTCTTTAGGACGACGTAACATTCTTTATTGTCACGCGAGCGAAGTTTTCCAGTCAAACCACCAATGTTCTCAATGTCATTTTCGAGAATAAAGTGCTTGGTAATGTCGGGCATAGCGGGGAATGCTTTGTTAGGGATCATCAAGAGCATTGTATCAGTATCTCGGGAAAGAACAATTGTAGCTTCGGGCCTTCTGAATCCATGCTTTCCATGGACAGTGATGATATCGAGATAGTCACAGGTCTTGAGGGCGGGGTAGTAATGGTAATTTAGTAGAATCTGATTTCCACCAATAGCAACTCCTCTCCAGACTCTGATTCCATCAGTGATGTAGACATAGCTAGTGCAATATCGCATCATATCATCAGTTTGAGTGTTGGACTGTGCCTCTTTCGAAACGACTACGGGTCGGCCTTGGAGCTTGGCGAGTCGTGCGAGGCGGGCTTGGTGAACATTTCCAGCAGAGTAAGAGGTGGCTTGGGCTTCTTTCGAAGTCGGAGGTGCGGGGGCAAGTAACCACATTAGTGCTTTGAATGCAACAACCAATCCTGCAAGGGCAAGATAGAAGGACACAATGTTGAGGGCGGCATCGACTGTTTTAGAGGCAATGCGGTAGAGGATGGCACACTTGGCGACACCAGTAATGGCGGATTTTACACCGTCACGTATGGCGACGTATAGGCGAGCATACCAAGGAGGGGGTTTTTCAGGGTCAGCGGGATGAGTGGGTTCGGGGTCAAGGAGGTCGACGAATTTAATTTGACTTCCTCCCATGTGATGTACAAGTTCGTAGAATTCTTTTTCTTCGAGGTTCATGTCATCTTTTGTCATGGGGAGGTAATCGCTATGGAATGTTTCCACAGCATCGTCTTTGGCCATTTGAACGAATCTGTCAAAATTCACCAATACGGGATTAGCGATGGGGCGAAGTTTTGTAAAGACTCTGAAAACGTCGTTGGGGATATGAAGATTGTCTTGCGCTTGGCGGCGCAATTCTTCGATGTTGTAACCGAGGTCAGCAAAATGGTCTTCAGCGGGTCGGGTGTTGGCGGTATGGTCGCGCTCGTGTTGATTACGGCGGCGAACCATTTGGACAGCCAACTCCGATACGGAGATACCGTTTTCCCAGTGGTTATCATCTGAAACGCGGATCGCATTCCAATTGATTGAGCCATTGGGAAGGGCGGGAAGACGGTGAACATCGTGTGGAACTGCAGGGTCGCAGACCACATACTTCTTGAAGTGCATACGACGATCGAGCGCTTCTTTGTCACGAATGAGATTGTTGAAATCGTCGTGACCACGATTTGTGGTACCGAAAACGTAGTGAGACTGGTCGTAGACTAATCCTTTATAGTCAACGCGGGACATGTTGTAGAACAGAGGTGCGCTATTGATAAGGACGAGCCAGGCGAGTGCGTCTTTTGTGTTGTCTTCGGCTTTGGAACAGGCGGCGAATTCTTCAACTTGAATGAATGATTGGTTTGTGTAGCCATCGTCATAGTCAGAGCCAGCAGCTTTGCGGTGCAATTGGGGAGCTGGAACTGGCTTGATGGCGTGGATCAAATGGAGCAAATGGTCAACAAGTTGAGTCTTACCTTTACCGGCAGGACCGACAAGCATCAGCGAAACGGGAGTAACGCGAGCGACGGCAACACTGGAGGTGGCAAGAATATCGGCGCGGGTCTTTTGAAGGGCGGCGTAGGCGGCACGGAAACGAATAACAGGGGCGGCGTCTTGGTCAATGGTGGCAACTTCTAGGGCAAGTCGTTGGCAACGTTGAAGGAAGACAAGGGTCGAGTCAGCTTCGTCTTTCGTGCGGTTGGGGTTGGAAATGATAGATTGGAATGGAATGAGTTCGGCGTAAAAATCGTCGATCTTCTGATATACCTTGTAGGTGTGGGAGTCGAATAGTGGATATCCGCAAACCCAGATGGACAGGGCATTGAGGACACTTTTCAGAAGTCGTTGAATCATACCGAACAGTTCAAACACATTGCGGATTCCAACCACAGTGGTGGAGAACGTTTTAATACGGTCGATGAGGTTTTTGAAGCCATCACCGAAACCAAAGCAGTGGGCGAGTGCGGAATACAGATCACTCACGCATTGGACTATATCGGACGTTGAGAGTGTGAACTCTTGTGCAAATCGGCGAGGAAGGAACAGGGGAACCCGAGTGGGCTCCTCATGCTCCCCCCATAGATTCGCATACATGTGGGCGGGGAGTTGCCAAGCAATGGGATGAAGTGTGGGACTGAGCTTTGGGGCCCAGTACTTCGTAGCAAAGTTTGGCGAGACACGGTACACTTTTCGCGCAGGACGGTATGGGACTGCTTTCGGGACGTAGGCAGAGAACCAATAGGCGAGTGCGTAGGCATAGTATTTGGGGGCGAGTGTACAGAAGAGGGTGTAGGGGAAGGATGGACCGGAGGCGATCTCATCGATTCCTACCCAGGTCTTCAACTGGCCTTTGGCGGCAAAATAAGCCATCATCAGGGTTTCGTGGGTATCGAAAGCTCCTGACCAGCGGTGAACTGCGTTCAGTAAACTGAGACGGGCGGTGGAGTTTGCAGCGGAGGGCTTGATGTAGGGGTATTCGAGGAATTCAGGGTGGACATGGTGAATGTTTTCCTGGAAACGGGGGGTATTCCTAACAAAAAGCGAGGCGGGTTGGGTGTATTGTACACGAGTTTCAGTGAGGGCGATGTTGAAATTGCGAGTGCGGTTAGCGCGAGCAACAGGATCGTTGGCAGGGATTCGCATCATGTAGGATACACCACTATCGATCAAAGTTGTATAGCTAGGGTCAGCTGCAACAAGATCCATAGGGACGAGGGTACGGGTTTCGGGACACCATACATGCGTTAGAGGCCAGTAAACTGGGTTCTCGTGCATGTAGGCGTAATCAATGGCTTCTTCGAAATTGGGCAGATGTGGGAGACACTCAACTGGCAGCGAGTAACAGTGTTGAGTGAGTCTTCCAGCAGTGTAAATTCGAGGGTCAAAGATCACGTGAGTACGGGAATGGAAGTGGCCTTGTGCAGGGTTCTTGGGGGCAAAAGCACTCCGATCGATAATGTTACACTTGTGAGGGTGAATGAATGGGCATGTATCGAAATCGGGGTGCAAGGGATCAAACGGGCGGGCACGGGTACTCCCATCAGGCCAATCATATCCTATCACGGCGGGCGACAGGTATGAGGCGAGATTTCCTTGGGCTTCTTTCGAGGCTCCAGGAGAGGACGGGGGGGGGGGGGGAGTGGACGGGCCAGGCTCAGGCATCGGGTGAGGAGTGCGAGAGCGCATGGCTTGTTCACGCATGGCTTGTTCAGTCATACGCTTAACTTGTTCTTCGTAATTCGGGGGGAGATCATCAGGGACGATGTCATCTGAGGGCTCGAAATACGATTTGAACTTATCAGCGAGGGGCTTGAGCAATTTGGATGACTGGTTGTAAAGAACGGTGGCAATGAGCTTGATGCCGGTTAGGGCACGTTCAATAACAACACGGGCAGCATGTGTGAATTGTTTGGGGTGGGCGAGGAAAATACGGGCGGCCGAGAAGGCGATATTGGTAGTCGTGGGGTTCAAGATAACTTGAAGGACTTCCAAAAGTATCGTTGCTTTCGGACCGAATTTCTCGGCAGCGGCAACCAAAGGGGAGATCAAGGAATCAAATATATCAAATGGTCCTTGAGCTTCCTTCGACTGGGGTTTGTTTGCATGCTTGAACTTTCGCTTTTCAGCGTGGGACATGGAGGGAGCGGCTTCGGTTTGTTGTTGATCTGAAGAGGAAACGGGGGTCGCGCTCTTCTTCTTGCGATTGTTGATTGTAGCAGATCGTTCAGCATGGGAGGGTCGGGGGAATTCTGTTTTGTTTCTTTGTTGTCGAGGGAGTGACTTCGCGTTGGTCGCGAAGGTCACGACGGCATTAAAGAAATCAGCATCATTGAGCTTCGAGGTTTCGTAGGACTTGTATCCACGAACGAATGCTGAAAACAGTTTTCTCATTTGCTTGAGGGCGGGGTCTTGAGTCAGTTTGTTGTAGAGTTTCTGGCGCACGGGCAGGGGTATACCAGTGGCGATGTGAATCGAAAACTCTTGGAACGTAATGACAGGGAAGACGGAGGCATATGAGGCCATTCGCTCTATTGCAGTCGTAGGAATCGTTCGGATCATCAAGGAGTACGGTTTCTCCAAGGATGGTCCTACGGGACGTGGATTGACGGCAAGGGAACGGGGCATCTTTTTCGGACGGGGCCATGGCTTCTCAAGCCAAAGCTTCGTTAGATCGATTTCAGGGGCGGAAGGGGATGGGATGGGTTTGGGCGCTTCTTTCGGAGCGGCATCCCATTCTTCCATGAAATCATCTAGCTTGGGCGGAGCTTTCTTCTTGAGAACGGAGGCATCTTTTACAACACCAACGCGTTCTCCAACAAGATCGGAGAGAGTCGACATTCTTTCTTCAAGAATTCGTTGTCGAACTTTCTCTTTCTCTTGTTCAGAAGGGGGCTTGAGGGGGGCAGCAAGATTGGTGTGGGGACGCGAAGGTTCAGCTCGTTGGCTGAACTCATCAGCGGCATACCGGATCGTATTACCTTTCTTGCGGCGCTCTTGGGAGCGCTTGTTGTTTGTGGAGACTGTGATCTTCTCCACGGGGACGGCGGCTGCGTGGGCAGCGAGGGACGCTGGCAGCGAGGGGCGATAAGATTGCGTTCTTGTCGTAGCTATGAAATAATTCGGAAATAGAGACTATCATAATTGTCTCAATTCCTACACATACCATATACTTTTAAGCGAGCAGTACTTCAATCATCAGTGGCGTTCGATGATTGTTTTAACTCGGTTTATGAAAGTATGGAAACATACGGTATTCATGCGATGAAGGGCATCATTGGGCATGAAGGGACCAGGATAAGGGTGTATCCTATTGGCTTTATTGGTTGGGGCTTGAGCTTAGAGGTTAATCCAATTTAAACCTCATGGCTATTCAGAGTAGCGAGTTGATCGTTCAACTTCTAGCTAAACACTGGCGAAATTTTTAGAAAATTTGCTAAAATACAGGGTACAACTTATGTTAGTGTTACGGACGCGTTTAAATGAATTGGGGTTCTTCCATATAGGAAGCCCATAAATTCAAATGCGTGGTACGTTAACTTGACAGGGTTGTAGTGAGATGGATCCTTTTACAGATCCGAATTGACGGCGCGGTCGAACGCCGCCCAGGACTTTCTTGTCGTGGGTGCGCAGCTGAGGGGCAGGTCTCAAAATCCAGAGATTAAGGCTTTGCGGTGGGCTGTTAGTAGACTTGGGTCAGGACTGGGGTTGGGGATGTTCTTAGATGGGACGGCATTCCGGGACTGGAGGTCTTAGGTTTAAATGCAGGGACATCTGGAATAGGTGAAAATAGAATCGATATACGGATGGTGAGTCGGCGTAGTGGGAGACTAAATTCAGGCTATACCTGAAAAGGCAATGATTGATACTTCGGGCTAGGTGTGGAACACGACTAGTGAGGCATCGCTAAATCATTGTTCAATTAGGCTGTTATCAAAGACGTAGGAG